GATGTGCGATAACCGCCGCCTCCACCTCCACCACCACGGTCAGAACCGCCGCCACCACCACCTGCAACAACCAAGAAGTCAACAGGTGCGCCAGCAAAGAAAGTAACAGTCTCGCTAGTAGTAGATGTAGCCGTTACTGTGTATATGTTGTACCCGCCAACCGCAGTAGATAAAGTTGAAGTTACACCAGATGAGAATGAGGCATAGTGCGTAGATGGGATTTTGATGATTACAACACCGGAGCCGCCAGCAGCGCCACCAGCGTTAGCCCTAGACCCTCCACCGCCACCACCAGTATTAGCGGTTCCAGCAACAGCCGACCCAGAATCTCCAGCGCCAGCGCCCCCACCACCTGCGCCACCAGCGGGAGAGGCACTAGCACCACGACCACCACCCCCACCACCACGGGTTACAGATGAACCCGTAATTGAAGAAGCAACGCCATCGCCACCTTCATAAGTGGCATCAGTATTTCCAGCCTCGGCTGCCCCACCTCCACCCGCAGCAGCACTACTACCACCAGCAAATCCTTGGTTAGCGGTTCCAGAACCAGCAGAACCACCGCCACCTCGTCCACCGCCTGAACCGCCATTATTTCCGCTTTGTTGTGCCAAGACATCGCTACCACCACCTGCGCCACCAGCGGTTGAAGTAATAGTGCTAAATACAGAATCGTTACCGTTGTTGCCTCTTGCGTCTGCGCTTCCAGTAGCGCCACCGGCTCCTACTGTGACGGTGTAAGCAGTTCCAACTGTAAGGGTTAAAGCGGTTTCAGCGGATGCACCACCTCCTGATGTTCCAGCAGAAGTGCGATAGCCACCGGCTCCACCACCACCGCCGTTATTTGAACCACCCCCACCACCACCCGCTATTACTAGGTAGTCAGCAAGGATAGTAGGCGCACCCTGACCACCAGAAAGAAGAATCTGAAAGATGCCGGTCATTTAGGACACATTCCCTGTGATAACGCAGACGGTGCTAGAGATAAACAGGATTGTGCAGACACCTCTAGTCGCAAGGGTAACGCTTGCCTTATCCGAATCTGTACCGGCAATGTAGGCGGTTGTGATTGTGCAAGTAATGGTAATCCCCGCAGAGGTGTTGTTAAAGATAGAGATTGCATCACCCTCTGCAAACGTAGCATCAGGGATTGTGATTGATCCACCAGAGCCAACTTGCACATACTCACCAACATCGGTTGTCGCAAGGGTATAGGAGCCTGTCTTAGTTCCTACTGGCGGGATGTTAAGGTAGCCTAGCGTTGCAGTCTGGGCCGGTAAAGTAATCGTTGTAGTGCCAGCGGCAGCGGCAGCATTAAGCGTAGACGTTCCGCTACTGGAACCATTGAGTTTAAGGTTGCCAGAGTTAAAGCTCTGGGCTGCTGTAAACGTCTGGACTACGTCAGTCTTAGCCGTGTCTGCGTCATAAGCCTGTACGTCTGTGCCAATAGTCAGGCCAAGCGAGGTCTTTAATGTAGCGCCAGACTCCACAACAAAGTTAGTACCGTTGCCAATCACCACGCCATTGTCGGTCGGAGTCAGCCCTGCAATGTCAGCTAGCTGTGCATCGTATGCCTGAACTGTTGAGCCAATGTTGCTAGCCATTAAGACGTTGCTACCCTCAACCGCAATCACCCCGGCAGATGCACGGGTTACGGTTGTATCAGACGCATTGCCAATGTTGACCGCTGTAAACTGAGGGCTATCACCAGTACCCAAACCAAGGTTTGTGCGGGAAGTTGATACGCTCGCAACGTCAGACAGGTTGTTTGATACCTGAAGCAGGCCAGCTCCAGAGGAATAGGCAATTACCCACGCCGATCCGGTGTAGACCTTCATGCCCGGAATGGTTGTGTTGAAGTACAGAGCTCCAGCTACTAGAGCGTTGCCATCGTTATCCAGACTTGGGTCACTAGACTTGGCACCCAGGTAACGGTCATCGAAGTTATCGTAAGCCGCAAGCGTTGAGGCTAAAGCCGAAGCAGCGGAAGCTGCGTCTGCGGCTGCGGCAGATGCGCTAGTCGAGGCATTGCTTGCAGAGGTTGCCGCATTAGAGGCCGAAGTGCTTGCATTGCTAGCCGAAGTTGAGGCGTTGGATGCGGAAGTGGATGCGGAAGATGCGCTAGCCGCTGCTGCCGTGGCTGATGAACTAGCTGCGGCTGCGTCAACCAGTAACGCCCACTTACCAATGTCGGCATTGCTCGAAAGCGGCAAGGAGCCAGACGAAGTGTGCGGGGTTAGAACCTGGTAGATGTTGTCGTTAGTTGTATCCTTGGCAATGTCCCGCTGGTTGTAGGCCGTGCCTGCCGCCCAGTTACCACGGTTAGTACCGATGTAGTCCACCGCCGCAGGGTTGCCATTGCTGTCAAAGGAGAGCACCTTGCCAGCCCGTGAGGTTGCCCGTGGCAAGGTCATGCTGATACTGGTTGGGTCAGTCTGCGGAGCCTTTAGAGCCCGGTCTACGCCCTCTGCATTTTGCTGGGCAAAGATGGTCAAACTATCGAGCTCATCGTTAATCGTATTGGCAAACAGGTCACCGCCCGTCACAAAGTCCGAGGTGCGCTGAATCGCCCGGTCACCAACGATAGCAATCTGCGTGGCTCCGGTGGGGCTGGCCGTCAGGGTCACATAGCCCGTACCGTTGCTGTTGATCGTAACCGTGTAGTCCGTGGTCAACGTCAACAGGGTATCGTCCTTGTACACAGAGATATCTGTGTTGGCCAGGATCTCAAAGGTGAATGAGTACGGCCCGGTGCCAGAGGCAGCGAGCACTACTCGGCGGGTGACGTTGCTAATAGGGACTGCCATGTTGGTTTCCTTTCAATACGCAAATCTAGTGGTTATTTGCCCTCAATGCGAATAAATTCTTTGTTACGGCGAACCAGTTTTGCCAGTTCTGGGAACTCAATCTTTTCGTCCAGGAACCCGGCCTCGTCCAAATTTGCTGCCTCGCCCTGGCCAGCATCTGGACTTGGGTCAAACCCAATCATCCGCAACTTTGCAATCCGTCTGTAGTTGCTGGTCAACCGATCAACAAACTTTTGCATCTCGCCCTTGGTAAAAGATTCGCCTGCGCTTATAGCGTCTTCCCTGGCCTGCTTTAGCTCAAACGGTATTGCCTGCTCCAGGTTTCTTTCTTGCCCGTCAGACCCGGTTATTTTCACCACCTGGCCATAGAGCTCTTTATATCGATTGAATTGTTCAGCTGACAGCTTTACTCCGTCCCATGTATCGCGTGGCCGAGATATCCCGTAGTCAATTGATGCAAGTGCCTCGTCTGCCAGGCTGCGCTTACCAACAGTTACGCTGGTTACTGGACTGTAGTTTGCCCAATAATCCAGACCGCGATTTTCTACTTTACGAACCCGGCCAAGACTGTCGAGCTCTGGCTTCAAAGATTGAGACAAGTAAGGAATTCTGCTGTGAACAAAAGCTCTTTGCTCGGCAAAGAATCTCATGCCCAATGGTACGTCTGCCTCTGATGGTCTAGTAGATCTAATGGTTGGATCGGTAAGCCGTTCCATCTTTGCCATTAAGCTAGAGTTAACAAACCCTATGGCAGGTGTACCCGTAAATAAATAATTTGCATATTGTTTGGCAAACCTATCAAAAACCTCAACCACTTTTCGGCCACCGTCTTCTTGCCTGCTCTTGAGAATGCTAACCATGTCTCCAATACCTTGCATTGCAGGCAGGTTGGTCATGTATTCGGCAGACGCTCCAGATCCAGCAAGAACCAAATTCATAATCATTGACTCGTCTGGCTTACCTCTATGGAACTTAAGCGCATCACCAATGTCAGCTCCGACATTGAGCGGCATTGAGATTGGGTCAAATCTTGCATAGCTGATAAATATGTATCCCTCAAGCGGCCCTTTACCAGTAGTTACTTTTGTTAATTCCGAAAGTTTGCTTAAGTTTGCAAAGCTGATTTCATCTTTTTTATAAATCAATGATCGCCGCTGGTAGCCAAGCTTTTCTAGGGCAGCAAGGTCTTCTGGTTGGCTGGGGCCAGAACCAGTAACTCTGTTGTTCATTGAAAGATACGCAAACGTGGAAGCAGCCAAACCACCGGCTGACAGTCTGGCCATTGCTAGGTCTCGATATCTACCGCCCTTATCATAATCATCCCAGAACCGTGGGCTCAAAAGATTGAAACCAGGTAGCCTGGCCGATGATTCAATGAATAGATTGGAAATTGTTTTTGCAAAAGGAACAAATACCTTAAGACCTGGAACTTGAAACATATCGTTAAGTTTCCAGTAAAACTCACCAAGCTTTGTAGATCGATCAAACTCTGTGGCCAGCTGCGATTGCTTGCGGAAGTTTTCAACACTAGCAGCCATAGTTGCTGGACGCTCATCCATTAACGCAGCTACTAGTCTCTGTGTTTCTTTTAAGGCATCGGCATCGGTCATACCGGATGCAATTAGCTTGTCGTATTCTGTATTTGCAAAACGCCACGCATCTTCATGCAGCTGCATTCTTGCAGATATTCCACCGATATATTCGTCAGCTCCGCTGATTGCCCTAAATACTGACCCATGAAAAAACCCAAGGTAATCCAAACCCTTTCCGATCCAGGTGTTGGTTAAATCAGGGGTTCTGTAAATCTCTTTTCCAAAATCAGACACGCTACCCAAGATTGGTGAGATAGGTAATGTTGCTATATTGCCAACACGAACTGGAACATCTGAAAAAGCTTCTGCTGACAATGGGCTTATTTTTACATCACCCTTTACCGTTGCTCTTTCGCCAGTTCTAACAACGTGCTTTAGCAAATCCCATCCATCTAAAATTCCGTTTGCCAATCCAGATGTTCTAGCAAGAACATCGCCCATAAAGAATCTGTCTTCACCTGCGTTTGGAATTATTGCCTGGCGAACTTTTCCATATCCAACAGCAAGCGTTCTTTCAATTGGAGAGAATGGGCCAAACAAAGCACCGCCAACAAAGTTGTAAGCGTGGCTATCTGGGTTGGTCAAAAGATTGCTTTGGTAAGTGAACATAAATGCATCACTTAATTTTTTACCAAAGCCAACCTCAAGCAATTTGTTTTTGCCAGCTCTCGTTGGGCTAAGAAGATAAGCCTCTGCCAATCGAGAAAGTGATTCGTCCCCACCAACCTCGTCAAGAATTGCGCGTATATCCGTTGGCTTAAACCCTGGCCCTCTGTCTTGAACCCTCTTAAAGACATTCATTGTTCTGGCGATATCAACTGATATGCCCTTTAGGTTTTTAGCAATATTGTCGTGGTAAGCCATTTGCTGGCGCAGCTGTAATTTGCCGGTGTCATCTAATTGGCCAGCAGCCATCTTGGCAAACAGGTCATCTAAAAGAGCTGCGCTATCGTCATGCAGCTTTAAAACCCCGGCAGCTTGCTGGGCCAGCTGTGACCCACCAACCGTGGATTCCATTGGGAGGCCCTGAAGAATTCTCTGGGCCTGGGCCTCTGGAACCCCGGCGTTGATAGCCCTCATGTAAATTGAGCGGATAGACATCTCTGGCTCATCTTTGAGCACAGCCTCCGCAGCCGAGCGCACCGTGGCCTGCATTGTTTCGTTGTCAAACGGCAGGGTGCTAATCGGAGTTTCAGTAACACCGGCCTCTGCTTGGGCCTTGGTGGGGCTAGGAGCGCCAGGCTCGCCACCGGCCTGAATTATTCTTTCCCGCTCTGCTGCCTGCTGCATCATCCTTTCGCCTGAGACCGGAGCTGGTGCTTCTGCCTTTGGAGCTGCTGGCGCAGCCTGGGCGGCCTCGGTTGGCGCGGGTGCAGCTGGTGCTATAGGCAACGGGTCTGGAGTTACCTTTGGGTCTACTTTAGATTTGACACCCTTTTTTACAATCGGAGCCAATACTTCTGGCGCAGCTGCTTCAGATATAAATTGCGCTCCAGCCTGTACTGGTTTTGTTATTAGTCCGGTTCCAAGCTCTACTAACCTACCAAGACCGGCCACCTGTACGGGCTCGCTGTTTTCTAGGTTTCGCTCACCCTCAGAGATTGGAGTAAAGCTTTCGTTGGTTGGATCTTCCGCTGGCTGATTAGTTGCCAGCAGCTCATCCAATCGCTGGGTGATAGGAGGAAGTGCCATTATCCAAGTCCTTTGTTCATCGCCGCCAGGTCAGCAACATTGATGGCCGGGCCTTGCACAGATGGGTCTCCACCGGCATCCCACCAGTTAGCAAACTCCAAACCATCTTGCATATATTCTTGCGCTCCAGGAAATTGCTGGAGGAAGTCTTCTTCATTTAGCTCAAAATCAGTAATCATTGGGTTGCCCTTTCTGTGATCTGCTCACCTGTTTCCATAATGGACGGGGTTTCTTGGCCGTCCGTCTTGAGCATAATAGCCTCTCTCTTCTGGCGCGGAATAGTCACCTGGGTGCCAAGCTTGGGATCATATTGGACAAAGAATCCATTGGAATCCTGTGCGGCCATAGATTCCTTGCGGGTCATGGCCTTGTTCTTTAGGCCAATAATCACTCCATCAAACCCAGCAGGCTGGGCATCCATTGGACGGAAGTCATAGGCATCCCCATCGACTACTCGGTAAATTTTGCCAGTAGCTTCATCTAGCACAGATTCAGGTAGACCCTTCTTGCTGCTAAATGCCATTGCCACGTTCTGGCCATCATCAAGCCATTGGCGCATCTGCATCCAATTGGAATGCGGATTGTCTACGTCTACGCTCAAACCGTTTTGTCCAGCCTTCTGAGACAGGCCGGTAGAGCTGTAAGTGTAGTGATGGTTTGGCGCAATCGGGCGGTACTTCATCTTGGTGTAGTCATAGAAGAGAACATCTGGGTTGGCCTCGATGATCGACTTGTAGACCTTTGGATCGATGTCGGAAAGCACGTTCAAGCGGATAGCCAAGGCATTGCCATTCTTGGCAGCTGCGGTCTTTAGCGACAGGATCTCGTTATTAAGCTTGATTGCAAACGCCTCTGGCTCGCGGAACATGGCCTGGGTCATTCTAAAGCTCCGCAGGCGGGTTCCCTTCATAGCCTCCAGGTCTGCCCCTCCACCGTAGGCAAAGTAGCCACCAGAGGTCTTGCCAAGGCATTCCTGGGCGCAGCTGGCAGAGTTCGGGCAAGTACTAAACTTGCCAACTTTAAATGCCGGGGAGATGGCCAGACCGGCACTCTCGATGTTGCGTCCATCTGGGAGCTCAATGGGAACCCCACCTTCCACCCCGGTTTCGGTCTTAAGAAGTTTTCCGTTGGTAGTAAGCAGACGTTTTGCGCCGCCATCCTTTGCTGTACCAAGGATTGGAGCTAGCCGCTGGTCTGCAACCATAGCTGCATTCTTGAGGTTGGTTGGATCAAGAGTTTTGATCCGGGCTATTGCATCATCAAACGATTTGGCAAAATACTGGGTAGATGGCTCAACCGGAAAAGGCTGTGCAATTAAATCCTTAAATGCCTGGTCAGAATATATCTGCCCTTTAGGAACATTTTCAGATACATATTGTTTTAATTCTTTTTGCTGCTTGCCTGTTAATTTTGTTCCTGTTTGTTTTTCAACAGCCTGGATCATTTTGGTTGGTGACATATTTGATGCAATGCCATCCGAAACAATTTGTTGAGCTACTGACAATCGCTCTGGATCAATGTTTGTTAATGTTATTGGTTTTGCAGCAGCTGGTGCTTTTAACGTAATTGCGCCAACAGGTGCGGTTGTCCTTATCTCTTGAGCCATACCCTTAACAGCCCCAACCCCAGCTTTAACAGCCCTGGCTGCTAGGAACGGGTCAGCAAGTACCTCACCGGCCAACTCCCCACCAGCTGCGGCCTTCTCCCGCATTGCCCTGTCAGTAGTAACGCCAGGCGGTATTACTGGTGGCAACTTGACGCTGCCGAGCGGTGCGCCAGGCAACAGCCCAATGCCTTCTCTCTCAACGTCTTTTGATGTCTGTAGCAATGTTGGCGATTCAAAAGCACCGGCAGACCTTTTTACCCGCTCTACAAAACCGCCGCCCTGGTTATCGGTTATAAAGTTTTTGATAAACGTACCGAGCTGCTCAACGTCCCCGCCAAAGCCAGCCACAGCCTTTACCCCACCACGGCTCATACCGGCCAGGCCATCAAGCACTACCTGGCCCATCTGGGCCGGTGTCATGCTTTGGGCATCAGCTGGTAGCGTCATGCCGCCCTGGGCAAGAAACTCTTCAGCTGCGCCGGTAGCAGGGGTAACCTCTTCTGGAGGTATAGCCTGTGGCGCAACACCAGTAATGTCAATTCTGAGCGGAGGATAAGCCCGATCAAGGGCATAGTCTAGATATCCGGTATCGTCATCATTCATCTGATAGTACTCAATTCTTTTCGTTGTTTATCAAGTCCAATCATTTTTTGTTCAATGTCATCAATCTGAGAATCACTAAAGCCATCCCTACGCAATGCTGTTTTTACGTCTGCGGTCAAACCAACAGCTTCTCCGTCTTTGCTATATTTCATTTCAATGTTATTAAAATCAATATTGCTTTTTTTAACTGTTCCTTGCGGCCCATAGGAAGAGATTAAGCTTTCCGTAATATTGTCAATTTTCCTAGACTGAATACTTTCCCTGCGCTTAACAACAAGTTTATTTGCAATATCTCTTTTAGATGGTGCCGGGCCTTTTGAGCCTCCATCTTTCCACGCTTGCGTTTCCTGTTGAAATCCGTCTTCAACATTTGAAATAAATTTATAGTAATCCTGTTGCTGGCGTTGGCTAATGTTAGTTTGCCCAGGAACAAGTCTTGCTTGACCCCTGGCAATTCCTTCAATGTCATTCTCAACTGCGCGGTTACCTGAGTACCAGTTATCTTGCAATTCAGAAAGCCTGCGAATCCCAACTCCAAGTGACCGCCCTCGATTTTGAAAATCAGCCAAGCTAGTAATTAAGCCTTTTTGAATTTCATCCTTAAGCATCATTTCGCCCATTACGTTTCTTGGCTCTGCGCTAGAAACCTTGTTTGGCAACTCGGCTACATATTCTGGCGATACGGCACCAGAGCGAATAGCAATGGCTCGCAACTTTTCTAAGGTTGCTGGTTTTGGAGAGCTAAAGTAATCAGCGATTAATGAGCGAGCTTCTGTCTCATCTCCAGATTTTTTAAGCTCTGCTTCAGCTTTTAGAATATCTGTAGATTCAACAAATCGTTTTTTGATTGCTGTGCGGATAGCTGACTTTTGTTCCTCTGTAAAAGACATGACATCCCTGGCGTATTTGCCATAATCTCCAGCGGCCATCTTTGCGTTAAGGATTGTCATGTTGCCCTGAGATAGCTCATCTTTTAGATATTTAGCAACAACATTGATTTTTGCTGCCTCTACAGCTTTTAAGAACTGCGTCATTTTTTCATCAGATGAACCTGGATTCATTCTTGCAACATTAAACATCTTTGAAAAAATAGATTGCTCTTCTACGTTTCTAGTTGTTCTTGCTTGCTCTCCCATTGCAAGGTCTTCATATGATGCTGTTGTTTCCCATAGCCGTTCAATTAGTTTTGTGTTTTGCTTTATTGCATCATCTGTTATTACGTTTCTGGCGGCACTATAATTCTTGAGCATCATGTCCGTGCTCTTGGCCATCAACGCTTTTCCAGAAGATGTAATTGACTGAATTAAACCAGCGGCCTGGGCAACATCCCTACTAAACAATGGTTGTGCAAATGATTCTAGAGAGCGAATTTCACTTTGTAGTTCACGGACATCTGTAAGCTGACCAGTAGAAACCAGGGTGTCTAAATCATTAACTTTCTTTGCGACTTCAAGCTCTAGCTCTGATCGCATTTGGGCAGCAATGATTTTGTCTTCTTTGTCTTTGCGTTCTTTAATTTCTCCAAACGCAAACTGCATAAGCTGGTCTAGTGACTTCCCAACAGCCTGTGACGTACTGGCCATTGGAAAACTCATGCTTGGGACATCCGCTGAGATGACCCCTGATTCTTGGTATCTAGGTATGCGTGCCATTATGTTGGTACAACCATTCTGGTTTCAACTGGTGCTGGAACAAGATAGTTATAACTTGTTCGATCAAAGCCGCCGCCCTTGCCTGCGGTTGCACCGGCCATCAAAAGCTTGGTAGCCGCATCTAACTTGCCAGATGTTTTTGCTTGCTGGGCAGCAGCTAGATTAGATGCCAAGGCAATGTCTCCAGCTCGTATTGCTGCGTCTGCGTCATCTAGATAAATCTTGAACTCTCGCCCGGCAGCTGTTTCGTTGGCAGCTCTAACAATGTCTGTTGACCCACTAAAAGGATCAACACCACCAGCAAATCCTTTTGCCGTTAGGGTGGCATTAGTCTGCTTGAGCCGTTCTAAAACCTGGTTGGCCTTTTGCTGGTACTGGATCGCCCGGCGGTCATACTGGGTTTGCTCTAGCCTGCCCTTTAGCTCTAGCTGCTTGCCCTGAATCTGGCCTTGCTGGTATGAGCTGTAAGCGGACATAACAGACGCGGCCACAGCTGCGGCGGTAAACGGATCGTTCTGAACCCTGCTCGATCCAGGTGGGTTGTGTGGGTCACCAAGCGGCAACCCGTGGACGTTGATATCAAATCTGCTCATGTCATGCCCCAGGGTATGTAGATATCTTGTACTCTAAACCTAGCAAAGTCATCTTTAGCGGAATAGTTTGCCTAATAGTGATCTTACCTTCTGTCGTATATCCGAGAATGCTGTCGATAGTTTTTGTGCCAGTAAAGAGAGGTACGGGGTCATCGAGTGTGTCTCCTGTGTCAAAGCTTCTAAAAGGTAATTCGTTGTCATTGACAATCAAATGCTGGGTGTCTTTGACAATAGCGTTTACTTCAATAATCCGTTTCTGGTATGCGAGCCTGGTGCCAGCTGCAATCTTGATATCTGCTGGCATGGTGACCGCCTGGGTAGTAAAGTTAAGACCTACCTGGTATGAGCTAGCAGCTGATCGCGGGAACGTCACCGTGCCGCCACCAGGTACTGTCTGAGCTGCCTGCACCGCGCCATCTAAAACAACCTGCACAGACTTGGCCACAAGGTGGGACATCGATACAGACGCAGCTGCGCCGCCAGACTTGGCGCAATCAAGTTGGAGGCTATCATCGAATACCTCAACGTAATACTGAGTCGTACTATTTATCGTACGTTTCACCACCGTATAAATAGTCGTAAGGTCTACGCCAACATCGATGTATTCACCATCGGTTGTAAACTCGGACGGCGCAATTACGTTTTGCACCCGCAGCATAGAAAAGGCAGCAATTGTCCCGCCTGTGCTATTGACTATCAGCAGCAGGTCATTTTCATCGGTAGCTACTGACCGGCGCAAAGCCATCCTTGTGGGAGACTTTAGTAGGTGGCCAGCCAGTAGCGATATCTTGCTAGTGGCGTATGTCAGCTGCGTATCTGTAAACGCAAACTCATTGAGTGACTTTCCCTGCCGCTGCAAAAATAGTGTGCCTGATTCCAGCTGCTGGACACGGACACCCTCTTTGGCACCATTACGGGTAACCGCCTTCATAAAGAAGTTGGTGGGCGTGATTGGCTCCAGCCCCTCTTGTGGGCAATAGAACTCGCCGCCGGTTGTAAAGATTTGTAGATCTCGGCCAGAGGTTACATCGACAATTGCGTTAAAGGTGTTGGTGTCTAGTGTGGCCTCCACCGCATCATCGTCCAGACCTTCGGTTGGCTCAAAGTCAAAGAATAGCCCTACCTTAGAACCCCATACGGTTGATGGCCGTGACTTAGACCCGGCAAAGAAAAGTCTTCCCTCATGGAACGTAACCGAGCGTGGCCACCCCTTGCCAGATGACCACACAGCCTCGTATCCAGATTCATAATCCCATGAGCCACTTGCAATAGCAGAGGTGTTAAAAAACGGAAACTCAACTATTGCGTCAACTACCGTGGCACTTGTGTATTTGACTATCTTGGCCCTACCCTGGGGGCTGGCGTTAACGTATTGACCAACTGATGCCGCGCTAAACGGCGTGCCGGTTGAAGCTGTCAACGTAACCTTGCCAGAAACGGCAGATGGGGTTAGGGTGCCAGCTGGAGTAGATATCGATACTGTAAACGCATACTTGGGAATACTGTCAAATGACAGCGTGCTTGCAGTCCAGGCAGAATCGTTGGCACCGCGAACAATCTTTACCGGGTTAATGTCCTGGTGGCAGACAATCAAAGTATCTGCTGACTGTGTCCAGGTTAGATTGGCTAGCCTGGCACCAGTAAGGCCATATGAGCTGGTGTCTAGGTAATCGTTTGCCCCTGCGTTGATGGCCAGCTGCTGAACCCCGTTTTTAAAAACATACATTCTGCTATCGGTAAAGCACAGCATATAGCTGTCGGATGTAGAGAACTCAAACGGAACCAGGCGCACGCCGTTTCCAGCAGATGGCGTGCTTGAGTTTGGCAGGGCCATAATGTACTTAGAGCCGGGTCTGCGCCTAATCCCGCCCTGGGGCTGCACCACCACATTGGTGGCCTCCTCAAGGGCGTTAGAGTAAGCTTGTAAGTCAACCCTAGCCCTCAATAGGGGATCGAGCTCCCCGGTTGAGAAGTTGGTTTGGATTGACGTAAAACGTGCCATCAGTTCCTCACATCGATCAAGCTGTAATCTTCAATGACAGAGATTGGCTGGCCCTGGCCATCGATGGTGGTGGCTGTACGCATATACCCACCCCGGCCATTTTCTGACGCAGCTCCAATAGCAATCTGCTGCCAGTATTGGGTTTTGTCGATCTGGTCTGTAATTGGCAAAGACAGGTGCCAGGCCATCATGTACTTGAGCAGCTGCACAAAGTAGACCGGCATCTCGTACTCTTGGACGGCATATGGATAGTCGGCGTAGATGGTTGTTTCGTTGGTGAGCAGCTTGTCTTGGAATATCCGGTAGCCTTTAATCGGCCTGGCACCAATAGCGTTGGTAACAAATACCTGCCTGGGAGGCCCAATCCGATCACCTGGCAACTGGTATTCGTACCTGTACTCTGTGGTTGGCGTAGTGATTAGCTGAGATAGCTGAATCTTTTTGTAAACAAAAGACCACGGATAATTTAAAAGCGTCTGATTCTTGATGTCTGGATATAGTCGATCACATACGTTGGCTGCGTTGGTTCCCTCGTTAAACGATGAGATAGCCTTGGCACCCAGCATCAAGAGAGCGTCTGAACAAATCGATAGTGCGGAATCACCTGCTGCCATTTGCATTACTCCATATATCTCTTACCCAGCCACTTGAACCAGATCCTTTTGGCTCCCCATGAAAACAAACTACTTTTGCCTCATCTGGTTTTGGCTTGCCAAGAAGATGAAATTTGTATGAGAAGATTCTATTGGGGAATATCTGTTGCCACAAGCAGTCTGGCTTTTGATTCTTAGCAATAAAAGCCTGATCTCCAAGATTTAAGCTCCCAGAGTACATAGTCATATAAAACGATGGGTCTGACTTAAATGTCAGGTAAATGTGCGAATAGTCCCCGTTCCAGGCCATCATCCCGCTTGCCGGGGTATCGCGCTTGCCCAGGTCTTTGAGCATCGTGAACTTATGGGGATACTCGGCCAGCTCGGTCAGGTCACCGCAGATAACGGTATCGAGATCAAAGTAAAGCACCGGGCCATCAAATACCCAAGAGAAGAGCTCGATCTTAGACCACCAACCTGGCCACCCGTGCTTGAGCGGTATCCGCTCGCAGGGTACATCTACATCTGAGAAACAAACAAACCTATGGTCTCCAAGATTCTTGGCAACCATATTCATTAATCTTTCTACATCGGCTGGGGTGTAGGGTTCTTTGCCAGCTGATTGGCTAAAGCGGCCAGACTTGAGAACGCAGACAACAGTTAACATGGGGCTCCTAAAACTTGGCGGGTATATCCGCTAAGAGAGGTTACACCATCCATGAGCCCATGTTCTTTGTGTATATACAAAAACCTCTGCCAATGCTCAATATTATTGGTAGGTGCAAATATCTTGTCTGGTTTGCTGTCTGGGTATTGAGCGTGGTAATCGGTGCTGCTAACACTTAGTGGAATACCGGCCATAATTACTTCATCGAAACCCATAGCCCTGGCCCAAATTGCGGCCACAACGCCGCTCGATCCTTTTATTCCAACCATGCTAGTCCACCAGTAGTCCACATCATCTCCAACGATGTTTGCCCTGGCGTGAACCTTTATTGGCCTACCGGCCTTGGTTTTGTATTCTTGAGCGTAGCTGTTGTGCTGCGTCCAGATATGCTCAATCTCAGGAATCATTGCAGCTGCGTTATTGACCCCAACGATGGTGGAGCCTGGGCGCAGCTTGAGTGCGTTTGCTAGGTCTTCAAAGACACAAGGGGCCGCGCCACAAATAATGGCACACCCCTTGTGTTGTACGTCATACGGCTGCGGCATCACAATCGGGAGCTTATGGCCCCCTCTTGATTAGTCCGTATCCGTGTTGGCTAATGTTGTGCCATCGTTCACATCAACTACGCCTGATGCGTTAGACAGTACATATACCAAAGTTGCTACAGCGGTTGAACCTGTTGACGTTACACAGTAAATCAGATCCCCAACTTCCAGGGTATCAGCCAGGCTGTTGAAGTAACCAGTTGTGTTGACATCAGCAATGGTGTCAGTTGTCTTATAAGCGTAGATCGATGGTGCATTGCCACGCTTATTGGGGCTGACAGAGTTTAAACCAGTAATAGAAAAAGCCATTGTCGTTCTCCTTATACCGAATCGGTTGTTTGGACTTCGACAATACCTTCAGCATCGATGGCAATTGCACCGGCTGAGAATACTGCGTTGACCAAAAAGCTGGTCTTCTCAGGGATGTAATTGATTTCCGTGCGAGGAGCGATACCCTCTGCATAGCCGATAGCGTCACGGTGGAAAGCCCACAGCTTGCGCTCAGACGATGCAACAGGAAGACCACCCTCGGCGCGGTCACCGATTGTGTGGAAAGTAAAGCCGAGGAACGTGTTGAGCTCTCCAGATACCAGGGCGCGGACAGTATTGAAATCTGCGCTGGTAACCGAGGTCTCAGCAAGCAACGATGCCAAAGAGTTTGCGTGGATGATCATGTGGCGGTTGTCCATTGGGACGTTGCCTTTGTCCAGCAATTTCTTAGCAGCACGCAGTTTTGCTACGTTCAGGCCAGTATTAGTACCACCCTCGTCTTCGGTCACGATTAAGCTTGTGCTCGAACCTGCAAGTGCGTCCAAAACGATCTGGTCTTGACGGCGGCCAATAGCGGAACCAACCACCTGGACAAGCTCAGAACGCTCGTCAAAGTTAACTTTAGCCTGATTGAAGATGTCGCTGTACTCAGCGGCATTGTAATCAGTCAGCGTGCAGGTGACGTTAGAGAACGCTACGTTTAAAGGGCTAACATCGGATTGGGGAACGCGCACGGTGGCCACGCCCTTGCCGACTTTAGGGAATTTTACAGTTGAGCCTTCGACACCCCGGCGCTGACGAACCGCACCTACCAATTGGGCCTTGCC